AGACCCTGAAGGTAACGGGTACTTTACAAAAAGGATCAATCTTCCTGACCACATGAGAAACGAGATTTTAGCAATTGATTGTTACAACGACAATGTTGTACCATGGCTTCTAGGTGGAGACACAAAGGGCTACCAAGTATTTTTGTCTACTTACCCAGTTCAAAGAAGCAATGAAGATATTGTCTTCGGTGCAGGGGCATTACAAAGAGTAGGGCCAATGGCTGGAGATGATACAGTGCTTTACAAAGAATCATCTGTCTACACACTAAATGATTTTGCAGAGCAGCAGTCAAACAAGATTTGGACAGAAAAGTTTCCAAATGACGCTTTAGGTGCAACACAAACTTCAACCTTTTATTCACCTCATCTATACTTGACTGTTTTAGTTTGGAATGGATTAGAATTAGAAATGGATTTGAAGTATTCCATCTATGCTAAAATTAAGCAGACTAAATGTTCAGGTGTTGAATCTTCAATGGGTAAGTATGCAGAGTTTTTAGATGCACAATGCCGGATACTAACTTCAACAGCAGTAATGACACCTACAGACCGCATTGCTGGAAACACTTTCCCAACTTGGAAGTTTGGTGGTATTAGGCCTGAACTAATGATTTCAGGTGCTACTGCGCTACGATACTTCAACAGAGTGGCTTCAAATGCTAATCAAGACATGATTACAAGAGGTGCATTCCAAACAGCTTACAAAGAATCTACAAAGATGCAAGCATTTGATTCTGCATTTGGCGACCCAACAATACCAATGCCTGATTGGATTCAGATAATGGATGTTAGCGGTATCACTTCAGGTATCATTCGACCATTCCCTCCGCCACTTAAGTTTGCGGACAATGGAAACACTTTGATGTTTTAGATTGATTCTCCCAGGGAGGCGTTTTTTTAACGCAGTTCATCGATTATTGTAAAGTCGGTGGAATTTTAGTAGGGTGAGAACGCCAATCACAAACAGTACAGGCTTTTTGTACTGCAATGATAACATCAGTATCATAATCTCGTTTGATATAATCTGTAATACACTTGGCTCCACATTTGAAACACTTCATTATGCCAACTCCGCTAGTAAAAACTCTCTAACCATTAACGCGGCTGCATCAGAACGCTCAGACAATCTAGTATGAAGTAAAGCCATTAGTTGTCTATCACTAATATCTCCAGCATTGTAATCTTCTTCGTTGTTTAATCGATTACGAATTGCTGTCTCAACAAATCGAGAACGATGGCCTTTAGCTACTTGACGATGAAGTCTTTGCACCAAAGGAATATCAAGAGTAAACAAGTGTTGCTTTTTCATTCATCTTCACCCCTTGGTACCCTGTAAATCATCCAATCAAGACCTTCACCACATACATGAACCAAATCGGAAGCGGTGTAAAGCCCGGCTTTAGATTCACTGTAAGTATAACCTGCTCTATTTGGTTTCCAATAAACAATGTGACAGTGTTTCCACCAATCAGAGGTGTAATCAAACAGATTTGAATCTGCAAACTTTGAACGCTTTAGACAAATAATGTAATAGAAATCAATCATTCTTCTCCACCACACGATTCACAATTTGACTTGCCACAGTAAGACCAATTTGGTTGTTCACAATTATCTTCACAATTCATTCTTCTTCCCCCATCCATGCATCCCACAAAAGCATGCGCTCTTGAAGGGTGGTTGCTGCTATAATTTCGGCCATCTTGTATAGAGGGATTGTTATTTGCTCCATATCTAGACCCAAAGGGTTCCTAGATATATATCTATTGGAAGAAAAGGTTCAGAAACAGGCCACTGTCCGGTGGAATTGGCCTATGCGTCAGCCCACCTGTTCAAGATGTGGTAAGAGTATAGTATAAAGACCTAGTAGTGTAAAAAGTAAACTATGGCCAAGAATAGCGGTGACCTAATTTTACGAGACAGAATGCAGTTCGACATAGATGCGGGCGGAGAAAGAACAACATTGTACGGTAGATTTGATTTAAGTCAATTTACTGACCCAGTTTCACGCATGGGACTAGCAATCAAAGAAGTATATTTCCAGTTTAGGAATGCAACTTCACCTGAATTACCTAACACTGGTGGATTTAATCCAGTTGGTGCAATTGGAGATTCTGCAATCGATACTAGAACAGCTTGTTTGAAAGTATATGCAACAACTCGTGCTTATGAGAACGCTTCAGAAGTAGGAATTGCATCTCCTGATGTTCTCTGTGTCTACGAAAGATACTCTTCTGCTAGTCCTGCTTACTTTAATGCAGGTGCACTAGAATCAGGTCAAGGTATTCTTACTGAAAATCTATGGTACGGCCCTCGTGACTTGCATCCTGAAGGCTACACTGTTGTATCCGATTTACTTGTCGGTATTGCAGCAGACAACTGGCTCCAAGAAGGAGATAAGACAATTGAACTAGATGTTATTCTAGTTGCTGAAGCAGTTAAGATTACTACCGAAAGAATGAACGAAATCCTATCTCAACAACAGGACTTGTGAGTTTAATGGTAAAAGGTAAGGTTGCTAAGGAAGGGCTAAAAAAACTTGGTAAAACTAAGTTTGCTCGTGGTGCTGGGATTGCTGGTGGTGCTCGTGCAGCAGAAGAAGCAGTTTCTAATCCATATGCTCAAGCGGCTTTGGGCGCAGTGGAGGGTGCGGCGCTTGGTTCGGCTCTTGGCCCTCTTGGTGCTGCTGGAGGTGCTGTTGCGGGCGGGCTTCTCGGCTTCGTGCTTGCAGATGGTGAGCGAATTGTTCCTGTTGATATGATTGCAATCCCAGCATATCAGTATTCATCAGTGTTACAAGGTAGAGAACCAACCTTTCAGGTATTCATTAAAGAAGGTGAAATGATTACTCCAATTATTGCTACTGATTATCAAATGGCTGGCGAAGTGGTAATGGCGGCTGAACCAAGCAAACCAAAAAGAAAACTTACTCCTTGGAACAGATATGTTAAGAATAAAAAGAACCATATCAAAATGAAGAATGGTAAATTAAATCTAAAAAAGATGGCTGTTCAATTTAGAAAAGGGGGGAAGAAATAATGCCAATCCACGAGCTCAGAGAAACGATTCAAGGTAGAATTGCTTTAGACCCTGAAGGTAACGGGTACTTTACAAAAAGGATCAATCTTCCTGACCACATGAGAAACGAGATTTTAGCAATTGATTGTTACAACGACAATGTTGTACCATGGCTTCTAGGTGGAGACAC